TTGCGTGCATCGATCTTTTCCATGCACACATTATAGAGAAAACAGCCTATTTAAGGGCCGGGTTAATAACCGGACTTAACCCCAATGAGCCCGAGGACTGTTAAGCACACCATGGCCACCTGCACGAAAGCCGAATACGCCCAGCGCAAAGGGGTTTCGCGCCCTGCGATCAGCCAGGCCATCAAGGCCGGTCGAGTCGTGGTGCTCGATGACGGACGTATCGATATCGAGGCGTCCGACCGGGTTTGGGATGCCAAGACCGACACGCTGCAGTCGCTGCGCGCCAACGCCCCCAAGCGCCGCGCCCAAGCGCTGGCCGACGAGCCGCACAAACCGTCGCCGGCCGATCGGCCAGATCATGGCCTCGCCGCCAGCGCCCCCCAGGCGCCGCTGTCGCGCGTCATCTACGACTTCGAGAGCGCGCGCGCCAAGCGCGAGACCCACGCCGCGAACATCGCGGAGATGGAAGAGCGCAAGCGCGCTGGCGAACTGTGCGAGACCTCGGCCGTGCTGATGACCATGACCACCATCGGGAGCAACTTCCGCACCGCGCTTGAGCGCGTCGCCGACAAGCTGGCCGACCGCGTCGCCGCGGAAGCCGACCCGCACACCTGCCACCAGATCATCAGCGGGGAGATAACCCAGGCGCTAGAGCAACTCGCTAAGGACTGCGAGGCCGCCGGCCGCGACCTCACCGGAGACCACCATGGGCGCGAATGACCGCTTCGTGGCCGTCGAGGACGGTGCCCTGGTATCGCTCACGGCGATCGCCGCTGCGCTCCGTCCGCCGCCGACGCTCACCGTCACCGAGTGGGCCGACGCCCATCGCCGCCTGCCCTCCAAGGGCGCTAGCGAGCCCGGCCAGTGGCGCACCTCGCGTGTGCCCTTCCTGGCAGAAATCATGGACTGCCTCAGCGACAGCCACCCCAGCAAGCGCGTCGTCTTCGTCAAGTCTGCCCAGGTCGGCGGTACCGAGTGCGGGCTCAACTGGGTCGGCTGGCACATCGGCACCCGAATGGCCCCCATGCTCTGCGTCCAGCCCACGCTGGACATGGCCGAGCGCTGGTCCAAGCAGCGCCTGGCGCCGATGATCGAGGACACCCCGCACCTGCGCAGCAAGATCGCCCCGGCCCGACAGCGCGACTCCGGCAACACCACCTTGCTCAAGGAATACCCCGGCGGCGTCGTCATCGTCGCCGGGGCGAACTCGGCCTCCGGCCTGCGCTCGATGCCGGCCGCCCGCATCTTCCTCGACGAGGTCGACGCCTATCCGATCGAACTCGAGGGCGAGGGTGACCCCATCAAGCTCGCCGAGGCCCGCGCCTCGACCTTCTCGCGCCGCAAGATCTTCCTCGTCTCCACGCCCACCATCGAAAGCCTGTCCCGGATCTGGAAGGAATGGCGCGCCAGCGACCAGCGCCGCTATCACGTCGCCTGTCCTCACTGCGGCCACGAGCAGTCGCTCGAATGGGAGAACCTTGGCTGGCCCGAAGGCCGTCCGCTCGAGGCCGTCTATCACTGCGCCGGCTGCGGCGTCGGCATCGAAGAGCGCTACAAGACCGATATGCTCGCCGCCGGCCGCTGGATCGCCGAGCACCCAAATCGCGCCGTCCCCGGCTTCCACGTCAATGCCCTCTACACCCCGGTAGGCCTCGGCCTCTCCTGGGGCGAGCTCGCCGAGGAATCCGAGATCGCAAAGCGCGACAAGTCCGCCTGGAAGACCTTCGAGAACACCAAGCTCGGTCGCGTCAGCAAGGACCCCACCGAGAAGCTTGACGAGGACGAGCTCAAGGCGCGCGCCACCCGCTACGACCTGCGCACACTGCCGCCCGGGTGCGTGCTGCTCACCTGCGCCGTCGACGTTCAGAAGGACCGCCTTTCCATCCTCGTTCTCGGCTGGGGCACCAATGGCCGATGGTGGGTCGTCGACCACCTTGAGCGCCAGGGCGATCCCGCAGAGCGCGAAGTCTGGGACTGGCTCGACCAGTACATCGCAGCCCCATTCAAGAACAGTCGCGGCTTCGATGTGCGTATCCGTATGACCGCGGTTGACTCGGGCTTCCTGCAGGACGCAGTCATCGACTTCACCGCCCCACGCCAACGCTGCGGCGTCATGGCCACCAAGGGCGCATCTACCCGCGGGCGCCCCATCATCCAGAAGCCCTCGCGCATCGAATACACCCCACGCGGTAAGCAAAAGAAGCACGGCGCCGAGCAATGGCAGGTCGGCGCCGACACCGCGAAATCGCACCTCTTCCACGTCCTCGACGGCGACCGAGACAAGACGCCGCTCGACCGCCGCGTCGCCTTCTCCGACCAGCTCGGCGAGGCCTTCTACTCCCAGCTCACCGCTGAGATCTACGACCCCAACCGCCGCAAGTGGGTCAAGGTTCGCGACCGCAACGAAGTGCTCGACCTCTTCTGCCTCAACATCGCCGCCGGCTACCGCAATGACGTACTCGGCAGCCGCCTGCGCGAGCGAGAGCTCGAGCGCCTGCAGGCCCAGCTCGAGCCGGAGTTGGATCTATTCAACGCCCCAGTGCCCGCCCCCGTCCAGACGTCTGCACCCCCAGCCCCTGATGCTCCTGCGAAATCCATCCCGCAGCCGCCCCCCCGCCCAGCGGCCTTCATCAAGTCTGAATGGAGTGGCCGCCTGTGATCATAGAAGCATTATTGAGGGTCTCACGCCGGGATTTTTCGCCAGAAGTGCTGGATGAAATTCAGAGTCTTGGAAAGCGACTTTTACAGGTTGAAGAGGATCGCCTCAGAACTCCCGACCTGGCCGCCCTGCTCCGACTGTCTGGCGACTGCCGTCGCCGAGAATGCATCCGCGCCCTAAAGGCCGCCGCCTTGCTACTGCAGGCGGATGAGGGCTGTACACCTTGGCAAGCCGCCGGGCGCTTAAGTGACGAGCTTGACAGGTTCGAGAGGCGAACTCTGCCGATGATCCGTAAGGACCCTGATTACCCGCTTTTGCCGCTTCAGGAGCGCCTGAACGTTGTATTCGGATGCCATGTTCAGCTCCCACGATCGCATGAGGGGCTGTATCGCGAGCTGTACTGACAAAGTAACGAATTTCTGTCAGTTGCATGCCCATAGGATCACCATATCCAAAACCAAAGGAGATTTACCCCATGAGCACGGTTGACGAGCTTCTTCGGCAGCAGAGAGCAGTAACGCAGCGCATCGGACAACTGCAGCAAGAGGTGGACGATAAGCGGAACGCCGTTGTCTTCGCCAATGCTGCGCTTGACGAAGCTATCGCAGCGGAGCTCCGTGGCATCAGTACCCCTGCGAATTTTACCGCGGCTAAAGACGCCCTTGAAAAGGCCCAAGTTGATCTCAGTAAGGCTGAGAGCATGCAACGCCTAGCTGGGAGGGAGGCCAGCAAGCTCGACATGGAGTTGATGAACGCTCGCGCCGAGGAAAAGCGCGCATTGGTCGACAGAATCCGCTCTGAAGCCACAAAGATCGAGGCTCGCATCCGTAAGGACGCCAAGCTGCGTGATGAGTTGCTTCAAGTTTACGGGCTATGGAGTTCGACCGGAGACGGTCTTGCGGATTGGGACTTCGTGCTATCCGGAATCTTTGCTGTTCCGACCACAGACGAACATGACAGCGCTATTGTCGCCGCCAAGCAGAAACTCGGCATTCAGCGCTGACTACGGCCATCGATACGAAACGAAGGTGATGGCGAATGAGTAATCCAGATGACCAGAGCGGCTCGCTTCAAGACGTCCGCGATCAACGCCGGCGCGAAATTGAGCAGGCTTACGACACTGCGGTTGGTCTTTTCATGAGCGAGATCGCGCGGCTGTGCGGCTACGAATTCAAGACTGCCCCGGTCTCGGTATTCATCGCGCTGACGAGGGAATATCGAAACTCGATCATCACCTGCGCGCTCGACAATCTTGAGGACAAGGAAAATGGCTGATGCGCAACGCACGATCGACCTGATCTTCAACGGGGTCGACAAGACCGGCGCCGCCACGCAGGCGGTGCTCAACAACCTGGGCAAGTTCAGTGGCACGGTCGAGACCGCCACGCAGCCGATTGCCGACTTCACCGTCGGGGCGCTCAAGCTCGAGGCCGGCATCCTTGCGGCCGGTGCTGCCATGACTGTGTTCGCGGTCAAGACGGCGGCCGAGTTCGACGTTGCCTTCAAGCAGATCAGCACGCTTTTCGAGGCCACCGACGCCGACGTGGCCGCGTTCCGTGACGCCATCCTCGATTACGCGAGCACCAGCTCCAAGTCGCTCGAGGACATCACCAACTCGATCAGCGCGGCCGTGGGCTCGGGCGTCGAGTACAGCAAGTCGATCGAGCTGATCGCCACCGCCGAAAAGCTGGCCGTGGCCACGCGCGCCGACCTCAAGGGCACCACCGAGGTGCTGGTATCGACGCTCAACGC